TTAGCTGACTTGCTCGGACACGGAAGCGTGAATGTTACGCAGATCTATTTAAGGCAATCGCAGGAACAGCAAAAGGCAGTTGTTGACAGCGTTGTTAATTGGTAAAAAGGAGTGGTTAAAAATGTTAAAAATCGAGGTAAAAAACAGGGGTGTGAAAATCACTTCGGCAGGCAGTACGCACGAAATGATAAATGAGATGACGTGGGCAGTTGCAGCGTTTTTTCGCAACATTGATCTGAGACGCCGTGACAGAGTAACAAAGGTCACGGACGAAGAAGCGATAGTGGAATTCGGGCAGAATCTGATACTAAACGCCAAGACATTAGCCGAGGAGATGAAAAACATATGAAAAGCGAAGTAAAAGTGGTGCTGTTTTGCATTGCTTTTCTCACGGACTATGCGCTGTGTCTTGCAAATGGGCGTATTGATACGCTCTTAATATCGCTTGCTTTTTTTATCATCATTCTGGCGGCATCGGCTAAGCTGGAAAAGGTCGAAAAGCGCCTGAAACGCTACAAGGACGATGCCGACCGCAGGGGTCGAGAGGAAATGGCAAGCAAAAACGAAAGCGTTGAAGAAACGCAGGAAGCACCCGTTATCGTTATAACAAGGGGGAGGGCTTCATGAGCAAGTACCGCAAACTCAAAGACTGGGAGCCGATCATCACAGAGCTTTTTGAAGCAGGTCTGACCGATGAGGAAATGGCAGAACGGCTGGGATTGTCAGTGGTGACTGTCGTGTGTTATCGTACACGTTTCGGACTTTACCGCCGAGATTTTCTGCCGGAGCAGACCCGAAAGGAGATAGCCCGGAAGTACCACGAGACGCACAAGCTGACGGCTATCTGCAACGAGTACGGCGTAGATGCACGGACGGTGTATTATTGGGCAAGGAGGTATCCTGGAAACAATGCAGACAGATGAAAAAAGCCCTGTCGGTGTGGCAACACCAAACAAGGCTAATGAGTTAACTCAAAAACATTATACACTATCTGACGAGGAAAGTCAAGTGTATATTAAGGATTCTTACAAATTCAAAGAAATACTTGCGCTCCAAAAGCTTCCGCTCGACAAGAAGATAGCTGTTTCAGTCACGGTCATCGGACAGGCTCTTACACTGGGTCACGCTCCTGCGGTTGCCTTTTCGGGCGGCAAGGATTCACAGGTTGTCGCCGATCTTATCGAGCGTTTCTTTCCTGATGATTTCAAGCGTGTTCACTGCATTTTCGGAAATACGGGCATTGAGTTCCCCGAAAGTCTGAGATTCGCCCGTGAGTACGGCAGGGAACATTTTAACGAACGTTTCCATGAAACACAACTCAGTCGTCTTGAAGAAGATGAACTGCGCTATGATTTTGCACGTCAGATCGTGGAAGAACTGGAAGACGAAGGCGCTCTTGACGAGATACTTAAACCTGACGGCAAGCTTAAAGGACAGAAAGCACTTGTCGAAGCCGCAAAGAAACGAGGTTACAAGCTGGATCGTTCACGAATGTTCGAGAAAGGTCACACGAAGAATTTTACTTACTGCGTGGAGCAGTACGGCGCACCTCTGCTCGGCAAGGCGGCAAGCAAACTCGATGCACATCGCATCAATATAGAATGCTTTTTGAAATACTCAAAAACCGACAGCGAAAATGAAAAGACCCGTGATTATTACGATATTCTCAGGGAATGCAAATTTTCACAGCACTGCTGTAAGCTTCTAAAAAAAGAACCGTCAGAACGTATGCAGGCACAGCTTGGCACGGATATGATATTCAAGGGACTTATGGCAAGCGAGAGCCACAGCCGCCTTACCAGCTTTGCAGTCAGAGGACACATATTCGCAAGTCACAGAGATCACGTTGACGGTGCGTTTTATCATGTAAATCCTATCGGCATCTGGACTGACGATGATGTGTGGGAGTATATCCGCAGATTCGGCTTGAAGTATTCGCCGCTTTATGATGTTACTTACACAGCATCTGACGGCAGTTTACAGCACATCAAACGCAACGGCTGTATGATGTGCGGAACGGATATACAGTTCAGAGACAATCATCTTGCAGTCCTGCGTCAAACACACCCTAAAGCATGGAACAGCTGCATGGAACGTTTCGGCTATCGTGAAGCGCTGTATACGCTTTTTAAGCTGAAAAAGAACCGCAACATTTTTGACAGCTTTGCCGATGAGGGAACGAGTGCAAGAATGATAGAAAAATTCGGCGATGTGTCCGCTTTATTCGATGTCAGACCGTGTGCTTTCGATGAGTTCGGCGAACTGGTCGATCTCACAGGAACGGGGCTTGACAGCGAATATGATGCGGAAATATTGCTTGAACAGAACGGACAACTTAAATGGGTTTGAATAGAAAGGTGTAAAAATATGAAACTCTACGAACTAAGCACAGCATTCGCTGAACTGTTCGACAGGCTCGATGATTTTGAGGGCGATGAGGATGGTGAAGCGGCGTGGTTCGACACGCTGGATATGCTGGAAACGGACTTCTCCGACAAGGCGGAGAACATTGCCGCCTATATTAAACAGCTGAACGCAGAAGCGGCGATACTCAAAGAACAGGAACGCAGCTTTGCGGAGCGCCGCAGAGCTAAGGAACACCACGCCGAACGCCTGAAAGCGTATCTTCTCAGGGAAATGCAGGCAGTGAACCTGTCGAAAATCGACCGACCAATGGCAAGGATAAGCCTCAGGAACAACGCAGAAACGCCGCATTTCTCGGACGAACAGGCGTTTGTGAACTGGGCGCAGAACAACGCTGACGAATTGCTCAGGTACAAGCCCCCCGAGATCGACAAGACGGCGGTCAAAAAGTACTTGCAAGCAGGACATGAGATAGACGGCGTGACCCTTGAACGGTCACAGTCAGTCATAATAAAGTGAGGTGAGGGAAGTGGACACAAAGCACGAAATAAGTTATCCTGACGGCATTTTCAAGCATCATGGCGCAGAACTTCACCGCTTCAAAAACTCCGCAGGTGTGGAATATTCAGCGATATACCGTGGCGATTTCGAGGAAATGTCATGCGAACGCCGTGACGAGAAAGCCATGATAACAGCTTTCAGGAAAAGACTGTTTTACGAGATGACGGGAAGGGAGTGGATATAATGGCAGAGCTGGTTTTGATCTACGGAAAATCCGGCAGTGGCAAAAGCAGAAGTCTGAAAAATTTTGCTGAAGATGAGGTCTTCCTGATAAATGTTGAAGGAAAGCGCCTGCCGTTTAAGAAAAAATTCACGTATCAGATAACAACTGACAATTACAACGTGATAGCGCAGAAACTGACCGGAATGGCTCAGAAAACAAGTATCAAGACAGTTGTTATTGATGATGCAGGCTATCTCCTTACCAACAACTTCATGAGAGGACATTCGGAAGGACGAAAAGGCAGTCAGGTCTATGACTTGTACAATGACCTTGCGGACAACTTCTGGGGACTGTTTAAATTTATCAAAAACAATCTCCCAAATGACATTGTTGTGTACGTTATAATGCACGAAGACACAGGCGACAACGGCATGACAAAATTCAAAACTATCGGCAAACTGTTAGACGACAAAGTTTGCTTAGAGGGCATGGTAACGATATGTCTGCGCTGTATGTCTGTTGACGGCAAGCATTTTTTTAGGACGGTCACTGACGGTCTTGACATCACTAAATCTCCCGAAGAGATGTTTGATAAAGACGAGATCGACAACGACCTCAAAGCTGTTGACGAAACTATTAGAAAATACTACGAACTGTAAAAGGAGTTATAAAAATATGAAACAGATAGATTTGACAAACGTTGAAGCAACTCAGGGCGGCGACTATGCACGTCCGCAGGCAGGCGGCTACATTATCCAGATCAAAGCAGTGCTTGACGTTCCCGAAAAGGAATACCTCAAGATCAGCTATGACATAGCAGACGGCAAGTTCAAGGGTTATTATACCGATATGTGGCAGCGCACAGGCTACGATCTTCCCAGCTTTTTTAAGTCCTACAAAGACAAGGCACTGGGCTATTTCAAGGCGTTCATCGATGCGGTGGAAGGCTCGAACCGATACAAGTGGAACAATGACGAACGTTCGCTTGTAAACCTGTTCGTGGGAACGGTACTTCGTGAAGAAGAATACCGCAGTCGTGACGGCGAGATAAAGACGATACTCAAACCCGACATTTTTCTTACCACTGCGGACATAAGAAACGGCAAGTTTGAAGTTAAACCCTGCAAGCGGCTCACAAACGCACCTGCAAGCCCTCAGAGTGGCTTTAACGGCATGGGTACGGTAAACTATACCCCTCAGACTGCAAGCCCTCAGACGGGCGCACAGACCCCTTCACAGACGTTTGTTGATATGGACGTTTACAACGACGGCGGCGTGCCGTTCTGAAGAAAGTGAGGGGGGCGGCGCATGAAAAAAAACAAAGCCGACCTCGAAGACGGCTACACACGGATTGCAAACAGCCTGCTGGAAGCACTCTACAAAACGCCTATACTCAGCCGTGAAAGCCGTGTACTGTTGTTCATAATCCGGCAGACATACGGATTCGGTCACAAGTCGAGAGAGTTATCAAACGGCTTCATAGCGGCAGGAACGGGCATAGATGCGAAGCATATCAGCGAGATCATAAAAGGCTTAGTCTCTGCTAATGTTCTCACAAAAGAACAGGCGCAGGGACGAAAGCCCCAGATAATAGGCATTAACACCCAGCTGAAAAAATGGACAACTATCCCCAAATTCAGGGATAATACTATCCCCAAATCCAGTGTCCCTAAAAATGGGGATAATACTATCCCCAAATTCAGGGATAATACTATCCCCAAATCCAGGGATGAAATAAAGAAAGATATAAATAAAGATATAAAAGAAAGTGAGGGGGGCAGCTCCGCCGCCCCTGCCCACGCTCTTGAAATTTTCGAGCGGCTATGGGACGAATGGGCGTTCTCGAAGCTGGGTAAAGACAGAGTGCCGAAACGGACAAAAGCAGAGATCGAAAATATTGGTTATCTGCGAATGCACGATGCAAAGGAACGCTATGAGTATGAGTTTCGCACAAAGACCACGAAAAACAATCAGCCACTTTCGGCTCGCACATGGTTCTCGGAAGCGTACAAGTATTATCTCCCGACCGTTGACGAAAACGGCTTCTGGACGGACAGCGAGGGCAAGGAATACAAACACACAAACGGAAAGGACGTGCTTATTGAGTGAGATATGATGCACAGGCGGTCTCACAGGCGGTCAGACTGCTTCACGGCGATTCGCTGTTCGAGATACGCTGTATTATCGGCAAAAAGATATTTTCGGGTTACTTCACCAAAACGGACAGGCTATTTTACGAACTTGACAAGATACCCGAAAACGGCAATGTGTACATAACCTTGCAAAACGTGCAAAGTGATTGTTACAACCGTGAACAGCGTGACAGGCTGGTACTCGCACCAAAAGCCACTACCAAAGACAGTGAGATCACTGACTACTGCACGATGCTTATTGACTTAGACCCTGTTCGCCTCAGCAATATCGGCTCAACCGATACCCAGCTGGAAGCGGCGCACAGCAAGGCACTGTCGATATATGCGTATCTCGGTACACTGGGATTCAAAAAGCCCCTTGTTGCCATGAGCGGCAACGGCTGGCATCTGCTTTATCGGGTAAGCCTTAAAAACACACACGACAATGTTCAACTTGTAAAAGACTGTCTCGGCGCACTTGACAGGCAGTTTTCGGACGATGCGGTGAAGGTTGATACAACAGTCTTCAACCCTGCACGCATATGCAAGCTGTACGGCACTTTTGCAAAGAAAGGCGCAGACACTCCCGAAACGCCTTACCGACAAGCTCGGATCGTCAATACCGATAAAGTCCCCGGCTGGGCGGACGAGATTACCCCCCGTGACATTCTTCAAAAGCTTGCCGATACCGCACCGAAACAGCAGGCACAGCCGTCTGCCGTGAGCGATTCACCTTTTGACATTGACGAATGGCTGAAACGTTTCAATGTCCCCGTGAAAGAGGTCGTGAACGCAAACGGCGGCACACGGTATATTCTGGAACACTGCCCCTTTGACCCGAACCACAAGGGCAAAGATGCGGCTGTGTTCAGGCAGGCAGACGGGACACTGGGCTTCAAGTGCTTTCATGATTCCTGTTCAGGCAAGGGCTGGAAGGACTTTCGCCTGCACTTCGAGCCAAACGCCTACGAACGCCCCGAACCCGACACGAGCCTTAAACCTAACCACATGAGCGCACAGCCGCCGCCGCAGGGCATATGGGAAAGAGCCTGCAATTTGTCAGTCAGCGCACACAACGATGAACCGAAATTCTACACCCTCAGCGATATTCTTGCACTCCCGAAAACCAACGAGGAATACATTCCCACAGGCATAAACGGTCTTGACCAGATGTTAGGCGGTCTTAAAAAGACACTTGTAACGTGTGTCAGTGGGCTGCGTGGTTCGGGTAAATCGTCGGTGTTGTCTCAGATACTGCTTCACGCTTCACTGTATGCAGGCGCACGCTGTCTCATGTTCTCCGGCGAACTTACCGAACGCACCGCCGCCGACTGGTTATTCCGTCAGGCGGTGGGTACATCGGACAACCTGCTAAAAATGTCAAAATTTGAAGCAAAGTATTATGTTTCGGACGAAAACAAGAAGATCATAGCCGACACACTTTCCGATAAGCTGTTCATCTACAACAACAACTACGGAAACAACTACAATTCGGTACTTTCCGAAATGGGAAAGATACACGATGAAAAGCAAGTTGATCTGATCCTGCTGGACAACCTCATGAGCCTTGACATTCGGGAAGCGGCAAGGAATGACAAATATGAAGCACAGAGCCGCTTCGTTGAACAGCTTGAAATGTTTGCAAAGCTGACCAATACCCACATAATTTTTATCGCACACCCACGAAAGGCTCAGGGCTTTCTTCGCTTAGACGACATCAGCGGTTCTGGTGACATTGCAAACCGTGTTGACAATGCGCTGATAGTTCACAGATGCAACAACGACTTCAAACGCTTGTCGGGTCAGTGCTTCGGCTGGAAACAGGATCATAGCAACTATCAGTGCGACAACCTAATCGAAATATGCAAAGACCGTGAAAACGGCACACAAGACGAATTTGTACGCTTGTTTTTTGACAGGGCAACAAAGCGTTTCAGAAACTTCGAGAATGAAAAAACAGATTACTTCAACGGCAAATTAAACAAGCCGTTTTAAAGGAGGTTAAACACCAATGACATTCAAACTTACGATCCCAGGCGAACCCAAAGGCAAAGGTCGCCCACGATTCACACGGCAGGGACACGCCTTCACGCCGCAGGCAACGGCAAACTACGAAAATCTTGTCAAAGTGCTGTTCATACAGGCGTACCCCGATACACAGCCGATACCGCAGGGAACGCCCTGCACCGCACGTCTGACGGCGTATTTCGCTATCCCTCATAGTGCAGGCAAAAAGAAGTCGGCAGACATGGAAAACGGCGGCATCAGACCCACGAAGAAGCCCGACACGGACAACATCGCAAAGATAGTCCTTGACGCACTCAACGGGCTTGCTTATCACGATGATTCGCAGGTTGTTGATCTGACCGTGATAAAAACTTACAGCCGTGACCCGAGAGTTGAGGTGGAGATATGCGAAAATTAAAAGTCCTTGTAGCCTGCGAAGAATCACAGCGAGTATGCACCGAATTCAGACGGCTCGGTCATGAAGCGTACAGCTGTGATATACAAGAACCGTCAGGTGGTCATCCAGAGTGGCATATATGCGGTGATGTACTTGAAGTAATAAATCCAAGACATATCACCAAGAACGGAACTAATTGTCCGTTCATAACATTCGCAACTATGAACAATGAATATCATGCTTTTGCCGGAAAATGGGATATTATCATTGCACACCCGCCTTGCACTTACCTGTCGGCAGCAGGAGCAGTAAGACTTTTTGACAGCAATCACAATATAAAGGACAATGACAGATACAACAAAGGACTTGAAGCAAGAGCGTTTTTTAAAGCAATACTCTTTGCTGATTGTGAACACATTGCAATCGAAAATCCTGTGCCACTGAAAATATATGCTCTTCCGAAATACACGCAGATAATACAGCCATATTATTTCGGTGATGCCTGGCAGAAAAAAACGTGTCTTTGGCTGAAAAATTTGCCGTCGCTGACACCTACCGACATGGTAGAACCAAAAGGATATTGGATAGGCGCACACGGCAAAGACAAAGCACCTCATGGAATGATAAAGGGGTTCAGAGACCAGAAAACAAGGTCAAAGACTTTCCCACGCATAGCCAAAGCTATGGCTGAGCAGTGGAGCGACTATCTGGAGGAATTATTATGCGACCCGAACAGATAAAGTCAAACTTAAACAGACCCGTCCACTTCACCAACCCACGTCTGTACATCGAGAACGCCGAGTATATCCTCACGGGTGCGATTTTCCGCAAAGGGAAAAAGGGTTCTTCTACCAGGCAGAGCTGACCGACAGGAAATGCAAAAACAGCGTGATGATAGTCGGGCTGGACGAGATAGAGGAGGTGCGAAATGAGACCTATTGATGCAGATGTGTTATTGAAAAAATTCTCGGCAGAGTGCGAATATTCCGATGACTGCAAAAAACCTGAACCGTGTATAACGTGTCTTATCAACGGTTGTCCTACACTTGACGTTGAACCGATTAAGCATGGACAGTGGAGAGTAGCAAAAAGCAGCGAAGGACTACCGACAAATCGCTTTGTATGCTCTGAATGTATGGGGCTGGTACAGATATCGGTATATTGTTATCACTGTATGTTTAACTACTGCCCGAATTGCGGCGCAAAAATGGACGGTGAGAACACATGAACATAACCAAAAACCCTCGTCTTATGCAGCGCAAAATGGAAAAAATGTGGGGGCGCTGCATGGCTCTGAATGTTGAGAACTTAGCGACACTCGTTATCACGCTGAACAAGCTGTACCCGAAACAGTTCTACGCCAAAGCTGTCAGAGGATTCTTCGACAACTACGCAGATACGGTCGCAATGTTCAACGCTTACACCGACAACGAGGTTAAGACCCACAAGATAGACGAATATCTTGCTGAGTGTCCGTATATCAACGATGCGCTTATTCTGCGACTCGTGCAGTACTTCAAGCGCCGTACAGTTACCACGATCGACAAGTGCATATATAACGAGCCTGATCTCGTGGCTTTGCTGGGCGAAAATCTTACGCTTATGCTTATCCAGCTGCATTATGATTACGGTTTCGGCGAAGACCGCATATTGCGGACAGTCGATGCGATATGTTCGGAAAATATCTCCGACCCCGTAAAGACACTTGACGAGTTGTTCGACATTGCCCCCGAAGAGGACGAGCAGCAGCTTCGTGATGAGGTAAGGCGCATGGAGCAGGCACGCCGTAACCACAAACGAGGGGTAAGAGTGACAGCCCGTGAACAGACGGACGCAGGCTATGCACTGGAAGCACTAAAAAAGTATCAGGACAAAATAAACGCACGCTAAGGCTACTAGCAAGCCCTGTAAGGCGTTTGACGGCGTTCAGGCGTTAAGTTATACCCCTAAGCTGTCAAACGCCAAATAGGGGCAATTTCAAACGATTTCGGAAAGGTGGGCTATAAATGACTATTGACGAGATAAAGAAACAGCTCCGTGAACTGCTGGACGACCGCAGGAGTTTTCTCACGGGAGATAAGGATCATGACGAGATATATCTCAAAGACATCAAAGCGCTTGAACTTGTGCTTAACGGTCTTGATTATCACAAGTCGCTGAAAAGGAGTTTCGAGAACCTTGTTCAGCAATTTGCGAACGAACAGCAGGCAACAGTAATAGAGAGCTGTCCGCATTGCGACACTGAGGTAACTGTAAAATGGCTTCCCTCTGAGGACGGTCACAGCATATATTGTCCGAAATGCGGTACACGTATCATGTTATGTTCGGAATGTCCTGCAATAGACGATGAATTTACGTGCGATTGGACGGAAGATAAAACGCCCTGCTGTGCATGGGATTACATAGAGGGCAAGAAAAATGGCTGAACTAAAATTAGATTTGCAGCGCCTTGCCGCTGACGTGATGGAAAAGGTACTGGATGAAATTGAGTATAAAGGCAGAACGCTTCGTGACTGGATAGACGGCATTGCAAGCGGCGAGTATGTGCAGGCGAAGTCGGGCAGGTGGGAGCTTGTCTTTTTGTGGGACGTAAGCGGAAATCTCCCACGCTGCACACACTGTAACTCGTATTTTACAAGCATCTCACAGTTTGGACGTGTATTCGAGTATTGCCCAAACTGCGGCGTTAAAACCAGATTACCGAAAGAGGAGGATATTAACGATGACTGACATTGAAACCGCCTATAGTCAGATATGGCGC